AAACAGTATTTCCTTCGGAAAAAGTACAAAAAAGAAAATGTTGGAAATGTGATACGTACATAAGTACTACGCACACATTATGTCCAATTTGTTTAAGTAACCAATAAAATAATAGAAATTATGGCAAGTATTACTAAAGATTTAATAAATCAAATCGTTAATAAGTTAATGATTCCACATGACGAAGCTAAGGTAAAAATGGAGTTAGAACTTAAAAAAATATGTGTTGAAGAACACATGAAATTCATACCTAAAGAAGTGTTAAAACTGTTTAGAGATGATAAATTGCGTCAATTTGTAAAGAGAGATAATTATATCAGACTCACAAGCGAGTTCAACTATAGAAATGTATATATCAACGAAATAGAAAAATATGGTGTTCCTTCTATTGAAGATAAATACTATTTAGAAATATCTGACGAAAAAACACATAAGAAATTAATGACGCTTAAAAATAGTATTGATGATAAATACAGTCAAATGTCTAAATTAAGACAAGACATTGAAAATACGTTACGCTCTTTAAGAACTTACAAAAACATCCAAACACATTTTCCAGAGGCTGCATATTATTTACCTAAAGATGGTGGATGTACTGCTATTGCTGTAAACATGGAAGATTTAAGGTATTTAATTAATAATCCTAATCTAAAATAAGATGGAAAAAATAATAATCCTTGATTTCAATAGTGGTAGTGCATATGTATTTGAGTTTCCTAAACATTTAACTGAAGCATCTGATTTCTTTGATACAGAAGAAGCAGAAGAAGAAGGTTTAACAGAAGGTAACTGTCAATACATGGTAACTAACGGTGAAATTAAATTTAAAATTTAAAAAGAGATGGAAAAAAAGAGCAGAAAGTTCTCTTTAGGACAGAGAGTTCTGTTTGAAGAGAAAGAATATGAAATATGCCAAATTGATCTTATATGTGACGATGACGCAAATATTTATGCACTTGCTAAGTTAGATGCTGAACATAAAATAAGTGTTCATTGGGAAGAATGTATCAGAAATGGGGACATGATTACCAACAATAAACATATATCTATTTGGGTAAAAGAAAAAGACATCACAGCTGTAGAAAACTCAAAAGAATCATTACTTGAAGAAGCAAGACGAAGGTATCCTAAAGGTACAAAGTATTATCCTGCTCATTTATCTGGAGATGGGAATAGTATATGTACAGTAGGGGATCCTGATAATTTTATCTTACTTGCTGGTGATATTCTTGAGAGTCTTGGTAACAAAGAAAAAAATGGCCATTCTTACACTGAACGCATCTATTATAACGGAAAGTGGGCTAAAATAGTTACACCTGTTGTTGAAGAAGAACCTGCTGCTAAACCTGAAATAGGTAGGTACATTACAATTAATGATAGTTGTCGTGAAGAAGTGTTTATTACCAAAGTGATGGGTTATTACGGAGAAAGACAGCTTAATGACTCACCTATACTGATGTTAACACGTAAAGATTACGACAGTAAAAACAAGACTGCATACACTCAAGAAAACAGAACATGGAGATATTCAACAGAAGATGAAATAGACCACTTAGATGCTTGTATTAGAGCAGATAGGTATGTTGTACCTGATGAACATCCTGATAATCCTGATTTTGAGCTAATGCCTGAAGGTTTTTATCCATTAGATGAACTTATTACAACTACTGAATTTAAAACAGGTGAGTGGTATAAGTATAAGAAATATTCTTCTGGAAAATGGATGTATATCTTAATAGATCGTGTGAGACAAGTAGATAATTACAAAGAAGTATATTTTACTCAAAAAATTGTAGATGGAAAACTTGTACATGAATCAGGTTCTATAATGGGTACAGCTTTAGATGAAAGACTAATTGAAGTGGATCCTTCAGAAATTCATTTAATCATAAGTCATAATCAGTATCCTTTAACAACAAACGAAACACATTCATCATGGTTAAATGCACAGGAAGAGTATCATAGACAGCAGTATCGATATAATTTAGTGATGAATGAAAGGGAAATTTTAATAAAACAAACAGAAAAGACAAAGTTTCCTACGCTTAAACGTAAGCGTGAAAAAAAATTAGTTAACACTATAGTTAATATTCCTACTGTAGTTGAAAGAATAAAAAGGAATAAGTAATTTAGTAATTTTAAAACCCAAAATAAAGATGAGTAAAGTAAAATCATTCGTAGACGAGTTCACAGCAAGAGTAACAGGTGACTCCAGTAAAGTACAAGCAATCAAAACATTGCGTAATGCTGATTCAGCATTAAAAGTACAAATCGCTAACATGAAGGGTGATGTAATATCCTTAGAAGATGCAGTAGAAAATGCTAACACTACGTTACAAGATGCTAAGTACAACCACGGTAAAGCAATCACAGATCGTACACGTTATGTACAAGCGTTAATCGTAGCTAAAGATACGTTAACTCAAGCGCAAGAAGATCTTAAAGATCATAACTTAACGTTAACTTTCTTAGAAGAAACATTAGCTCAGATTAATGTTGAAGAAGCTTCTGAGTCTGTAAGTAAATAAAAAGTATAAAAGGTATGTGTAAAAACATACCTTTTTATGTTATTAAATTGCGTGTAGTACAAGAATATATAAAAAAATGATTTATTCGAACTTATATTCTAAAGGAGTAGCGATCCATATAACATTACAATCTTAGCTTTAATAAATTGCGTGTTTAAAATCAAAATAATATTATAATAATATTAAAAATCGTTGTAAGGAGTAGCGATCCTTTTAAAGCTACACTTTATGCATACTCTGTATGTATAAAGGTATTTCCATGGCTGACTGGTAAAGCACAAAATAGTGGTAAAACACATAATAAGTTTTGGTATGTAGGTTCAATTCCTATTGGAAGTACTATAAATAATCTATAAAAATTATTAAAATGTCGAAAGCAATTAGAGTACCAGAAGCAGATTCAATGCCTTTTGAAAGGTGGACTGCTTACATGTGGTGCATATTAATAACCAAAGGCTTAACCAAAACTCACTATCTATGTACAGTAGGTGGTGAGAGTTGGATTAAACCTCATTAAAATTAATAATATGGGTAGTATAAAAAATGTTAACAGAAAGACTTTTGTCATTAGGGAATCAGGAAGGAGTAGTGATTATATTACTCCCTCTTTTGGTTATGGATGTCTATTTAATTGCTCATATTGTTATATGAAAAGACATCTACCTAAAGGATTGACTATTGCAAAGAATCCTAATGAGATTCTTACTGAAATTAATAATCATGTAATGTTTGCTGATGTAGAAAAACCTAATCAGACACATGAAGAATACATTACTTATGATATATCTTGTAATGAAGATTTTGCATTACATCACAAGTACCATAACTGGGAAATGATATTTGAATTTTTTAAAAATCATCCTAAAGCTATGGGTACTTTTGCTACTAAAACTATACCTGTAAAATTTTTAGAGTTTGATCCTCTGAAGAAAGTAAGAATTAGGTTTAGTTTGATGCCTCAAGTTATTTCTGATATTTTAGAACCAAACACTTCTAAAATAATAGATAGAATAAAAGCTGTAGATGCTTTTATTGAAGCAGGTTACGATGTGCATCTGAATTTTAGTCCTGTTATTTATTATGACAAATGGCTACAAGATTATGAAGAGTTATTTGAAATGTGTGATCAATATATAGATTACAAAGACCAAGTATTAGCAGAAGTTATTTTTATGACTCACAATAAAAAGAAACATCAGTATAATGTAGAAAATAATATTTCAGGTGAGCATTTATTATGGGTTCCTCATTTACAAGAGAGTAAGACTTCTCAATATGGTGGTGAAAATGTGAGATATGCTTCTACGTTTAAAGCTCAATGGATTAATGAATGGAGAGCATTACATGACAGAGTAATACCTTGGAACACAATACGTTATATATTTTAAACCAAAACAAATATGAGTGAAGAACAAGTTGAAGAATTAAAAAATAAACACGAAGCAATAAGAACTGTTTTAATGAATAACAATTGTGAGGAATATGGCGATTGCATCATTGATGAGATATGTGAGGCTGTTGGAATATTACCCACAACTGTTTATTATATAGAGGGAGAGTAAAAGAAATAGTATAAAAAAGTATTTTGTAAGCTACGCTCAGGCAGTAGCAATTGATAAACTAATAAAATTATTGAAATGAAAAAAAGTTTAGCATTATTTATTATAAGTATCTCATTCTCTGTATATAGTCAAGATAAATCTGATGTCTATACAGAGTTTAAGAATCAGTTAATTGAAAGTGGAATTAAGTATCCAGAAATTGTGCTACATCAAGCAAGGCTTGAAACTGGTAATTTTACCAGTAGAGCATTTGTAGAATTAAACAATTGTTTTGGTTTCCAAATGGTTGCTGGAGAATTGATACAGTTCTCTACTATTAAAGATTGTATAGAATACTACGCTTGGTGGCAAAGAAGTCACTATAAAGGTGGGGATTATTATGCTTTTTTAGATAGTATTGGATATGCAATAGATCCAGAATACATTAAAAAACTTAAAGAATTTTAAGAGCAAGTCCAAAACCCTTATGACTTTAAACTGTAACCTACCAAAAATGGTAAAGATTGTATTAAAAAAATTAAAGATAGTTTGGCAGACAACCTGCAATACAATTAGGAATAGATGCAACTGTATGAGATATGTTGCTTAGTGAATCGTGAAATGTTTAAAGGAAAAAGAAGCGATTGAAATGTGTACCATCCATCACCAATGAACAGTGGGAGATGCACAGACACTATTGGGAGTTCTCAGCAAGACCTAAACAGGTAAAGCTGTAGGTGCTAAGGAAAGGGTGGTAGAAATATCACCCTTTTTATTAAGTAATTTAAACCCAAAAATAAAATGAAACACAACAATCCAAACATTACTGCTGAAGTAATAGCAGACAGTATAAACCGATCAGGTAACAGACTGACGAGTTTAATTATAACTATACCACGCATCGTATTGGCAGAGTTCAATACTCACAGAGCTATCAGTAGAAACTCAGCGAGTAGTAGAGCCATACCATTTAAGAAGATGGTAGAAATGGTACAAGAAAATCCTTTTATTCCTACAGCTTTTCAAAGAAATCATAAAGGAATGCAAGGTACTGAGTATCTTGAAGGTAATGAAATAGCTTCTGCTAAAGCTCATTGGTTAGTTGCAAGAGATGCAGCTGTAACTAAAGCAACAGATTTATCAAAAGACGATGTTACCAAACAACTTTGCAACAGATTACTTGAACCATTCATGTATCATAAAATCATTGCTACAGCTACTGAATGGGAAAACTTCATTGCATTACGTGCACATGATCAAGCAGAGATTCACATTCAAGATGCTGCATACAAAGTATTAGATGCATTGAATAATTCAACACCTGAGTTACTACAACCAGGTGAATGGCATATTCCTTTTGGAGATAATATTTCAAATGATCGTATCAGAGACTTATTTAAAGGTAATGTTGATGACATTCCTTTTGGATGGGTACATGAGCAAAAAGTTAAGATTGCTACTGCAAGATGTGCAAGAATATCTTACAACAATTTTGAAGGTAAAGATGATTATGAAGCAGACATCAAGCTACATGACATACTTAAAGCTTCAGGTCACATGAGTCCATTTGAACATTTAGCATTTGCTAAAGATGGTAGTTTTAGTAGTGGTAACTTCTTTGGGTTTACTCAATATAGAAAAACTATTAAAGAAGAAAATCAAACTGATAATAGGATAAAAAATGAACAAATTGACTGGTAAGAGAAAAATTGATATATTCAACTTTAAATGAAATGTTAGAACAAGAGTTCAAAAAAGTAGGTTTTTAAAATTTAAACAGATGATATTTATTACAAACGATCACAAAGGAAGAGAAATCATAGCAGAAGTAAAAGTAAAAGAAGTTAAATGGCTTATGTCTTACGTAAAAATTACTTTAAAATTAAAAAATAATAAGAAATTTTTAGGTATTCGTATTCCATTTTCAAGTGTTATTTTTACCACTTCCTTTTCTATGGATTCAATAATCGACACACATTATGCAAATTTTGAAGATGTCGATCCACATTATCTATCAAGTCTTGTTGACATAGCTCTGAATAGATACAAAAAAGAAGATGTTCATAAAGAACAAGTGAGTGATATTACTCAAAAAATCAATAAAAACACTGTAAATGATAATAGGAATTAGTGGAAAAATGGGTTCTGGAAAGGACACATTAGCTGAAATGATTAGCACTTTAAGTAGTGGAGAAAATCAATACATTGTAAAACACCATGCTGATAAATTAAAGAAAATTGTTTCATTACTAATTAATGTTCCAGTAGCTTTTTTAAATGATCAAGCTTTTAAAAGAAAAAACTTATCTTCTGATTGGGGAATGACTGTAAGGGAATTACTTCAGAAAGTAGGTACTGATGGGTTAAGAAATAATGTCCATGAAAACATCTGGATAAACTCTTTGTATGCTGATTATCTTCCAAAAGGATTTTCAAGTATGGAAGAGTACTTAAAAAGCTTGAAACCTGGTGACTTTGTTAAAATGGACTTACCTAATTGGGTAATAGCTGATGTAAGATTTCCAAACGAAGCAGAGGCTGTTAGAGAAAAAGGTGGTATCTTAGTGCGCATAAATCGTGATTTAGATGTAACTTCTGACCATGCTTCAGAAACATCTTTAGATGACTGGCACGATTGGGATTATGTCGTAGACAACAATGGTTCTAAGGCAGAATTATGGGAAGAAGCAGCAAGTATTATTAAACATGCAAAGTACAATGAACAATAAAATTATTGTAAGTGATCCAGGAGATGAAATGGACCACATTTATTCAAAAAAAGTAAAAATGAAAAACTATTCAGCAGAAGGGTTAGTCCACAGAACAAGAGAATGGGCAAAAAATAAAGGAATACTGGATAACGGTAATGCTTTAGCTCAAAATGAAAAAACAAAAGAAGAAACTCAAGAAACTTGGGAAGCTTTATTTGCTAAAAAGCAAGGTTTACAACAATATACCAATAAAAAAGGTAAGTTAGTTAATACTGAAGATGAGATTAAAGATGGTTTAGGAGACCAATTTGTTACTCTTATTTTACAAGCAGAGTTAGCAGGTTATGATTTATTTGATTGTTTAGAAGATGTTCTTAAAATAATAGAACAACGTACTGGAAAAATGGTAAACGGTCAATTTGTAAAAGATTCTGAATAAATGAAGAAACTTTGTATTTTAATCTCTGTAGTAAGTATATTATCAGCATGCTCATCAAGTAAACATGGTGTTTGTGATGCTTATGGTAATAGTCATAGTACAGGTAAATATAAAAACAATGGCAGGTAAAACGTTTTATGTAAATCAAAAAGATTTTATCGAATGGGCTTTAAGTGATCCTGATGATATAAAAGCGATAGGTCAAAGAATTTATGAAGCTTTGTTGACTGAAAATTATGGTAAAATAACAGTTCGAGAATTGTTCGATGAATGTGGTTATTTACCAAGTCATATAGTACATACTTATGACACTAATTATGACATGGAAGACATTGAAGAAATAGATCCAAGTGATTGTAAATTAATTTATAACTAAACACAAATAAGATGGAAGCGTCTCAAATAGAGTCTATAAAGGCTCAAATACAAGCAAAATATGATGTAGATTTAGAATCTGCAGAGTCTCAAATGGAAATAGCTATGTGTAAAGCAGAGAAAGACTCTAATTTAAAAAAACTTAAAGAGGGTATTGATCCTTTTAACATGCAAAGACCAGATGATTCTGACTTTGAATGTGTAGGTTGCGGTTCTTAATTGGATTGTTTTCATAGCAAGAAAAGAGGCTTAGGTCTCTTTTTTTTGTGTTAAAAATTTAACAAAATGGCAAATAATTGTTATAATAGCATAACACTTAATGGGGGAAAATTCTCTTTAAAACCGTTATTTGAGGCTATAGAAAAGACTCTAAATGATTCTGATGATGAATACACAAATATGTTACACGGTTCAAACTTTTGGAAACTATTATCTTTTTCTTTTGCTAAATATGGTGAAGAAGGGTTTGATGTTTATGCAGAGTACGGAAGTAAGTGGTTTGAGGTATCTGAGTATGAGTTTCAAGAAGAATCTAATATAATTATATTATCTGGAGATAGTGCATGGAGCCCAGTAATTCAGCTGGTTCAAAAACTTGCTAAGTTTTATAAACTTGAACAAGCTTATATTGAATATGAAGAATCAGGAGCAGATTTTGGTGGTAGTTGTACTATAAATTCCGAGGGTATAACAATAGAAGAAGAATCCTATACTTATAGAGTATGGTGTTGGAAACAAGGTTCACTTGAATTAGAAGAAATAGCTCGTGATATAGTAGACTGTGATATGTCAATATTTGAGTTCTACTTAGAAAGTAAAGAATTATTTAAACTGTTTAATACAAGTGATATTGAAAGTTTAGTAAAAGAAGTTAATAATTTTAAAAAAGATTTAGATGGCTGATAAAAAAATAAAGTTTGAATTAAACTTACTGATCAGAGAAGGAAGAGATAAGGATGAAACTGAATTAGGAATGCAAGTAGAAGGAAATGGTAATGATTTATCATTTGCTGTATTTTCAAATTGCCTAAGTCATTTCAAAAGAATGAAAGAAACTGGAGAAGATCCAGAAGGAGAAGTAGTTGTTGATATTTTTCAAACAATAGCAGAAGGATATATAGGAGGCTTAATAGCTTTTAAAGAATCTAATGATTATAAATCAGAGGCTATGGAAGAGATTGATAAATTAATCGAAAAATTCGTCTCACTCCACACTGATACTTACAAAAAATAATTATTTTGTAGCTTAAATTTAAAGTTATGAGGTACAGTAAAAATTCAACAGTAAGATTAAAAAAAGATCCTGAAAATCAAACAGGTCAGATTTCAAAAGTATTTGAAAGACACGGAGAGTATTTAGTAATATGGGATGATGGTACTACATCTATTGAAACAGATGAAACCATTATCCTCTAAAACAAATAAGTATGTTTAAAGAAACAGAACAAGCATTCGCTAAAAAAGGAGATCCAAGAGAAGACTTAGAATCTTTACAAGGAGCTATTAAAGCAATCGAAGTAGAAATAGAAGCTGAATTAGCAATAGATCAAGAGCAATCTATGTTTAGCTTTGTAAGACCTTGTGAACAAAAAGTTAAGGTTAATCCTGGACATCAAAAACAATTAGAGTTATTAAACTTGTTTTTTAAAGGAGATGTTCCAGAAGAAATTAAAAACTCTCTGGATGATAAAGGAGAAGCTATTGAAATAGTTCCGAGAGTAAGTGTTATGAGTCTTAGTAGCACAGAGAGTATTAGAGTTCTTAGTTTAGTTAGAACTATCTACAAAGAGCAAGAAGCAGCATTGTTGGAGAAACTAAATGGATAGTTATGGAAGACGGAGCTTCTCAAGAATTGGAGGGGAAAAAAGAAACAAAAAAAAGCACTACTATACATTTTATCAGCAAAAAACCAAGAACATTCGATAGTCTAAATATTAAGCATAATCAAATTTCAGCAAAAGAGATTTTAGACTACTGTTTATCAAAAAAGATTCTTGCTGTTGATACAGAGACTGAAGGATTGGATTTCCTTACGAAACGTGTAATTATGTTTCAAATAGGAGATGCAGAAAATCAGTTTGTTATTGACACACGAGATTACGACATATCGTTTCTTAGGCCAGTGTTAGAATCAAGAACTATAAAGAAATTATTACACAATGTAAAGTTTGACTATAAATTCATCAAGAAATGTTACAATATAACTCTTGAGAATATTTATGATACTATGATTAGTGAAAGAATTTTGAGTACAGGGAAGGATATATTACCTGGTTATCACAGTTTAGAGCAAGTATGTTTGAGAAGATTAGGGAAACAGCTGGATAAATCCACTCGAAACCAGTTTATCAATTTGGGTGGTCAACCATTCACAGATAAGCAAATAGTTTATGGCGCAGAAGATGTTGAAAATCTTATTAAAATAGCTAAAAGCCAAATAGAAGAGGTCAATAAGTATGGTTTAGGACCTGTTTTAGAGCTTGAAAATGAGGTGTCTTTAGCTTTTTCTGATATAGAATACAATGGGATCGGTCTTGACGTTGAGAAGTGGAAATTAATAGCTGATGACTCTAAAATAGAATTGGACAATGCATTGAAAGACCTGAATGAAGAAATCTTTAAAGATTCTTTATTTACAAGGTATATAAATAAAAATGTTCAAATAGATATGTTTGCAGAGACTGCTGAATATGAGGTACTTATGAACTGGTCAAGTCCCCTCCAAGTTCTTACTTTGTTTAAATTGATAGTTCCTACCTTAGAAAATGTAAATGCAAAAGAACTCTACACAATTAAAAATAGACACGTTATAATTAAAAAATATATACGTTATAAAGAAGTAGAGAAGAAATCAAATGCATACGGTATGGCTTTCCTTAAATATTTAGGAGCTGATAATCGTATTCATACATCATTTAACCAAATCCTAAACACTGGTAGAGTAAGTAGTCGTGATCCAAATATGCAACAAATTCCTGCTGATAATAAGTATAGGAATTGTTTTATTTCTGGGTACGATGATTGGGTTTTTGTATCAAGTGATTACAGTTCTCAAGAATTATGTATTATAGCCTATGGTTCTAAAGATCCAGTATGGCTAAAAGCATTATCTGAAGGAAAAGACTTGCATTCTGTTTGTGCAGAGTTGGTATATGGTAAAATTTGGGAAGATGCCCAAGATCCAGATTGTGATTTTTACAAGATAGATCCAGTTACCAATGAGATGCAAAGGTCAAAATGTAATTGTAAAGAGCATAAATCTTTACGAAATGGTGTTAAAACCATAAATTTCGGATTAGCTTATGGTATGTCCAAGTTTAAGCTGGCTGACACTCTTCTGATAGAAATAGAAGAAGCAGCTATGTTAATTGAAAAGTATTTCTCTTCTTTTCCAAGTATTAAAAAATTCTTAGATTCTTTGGGAACCTATGGGTTGGATAATGGTTTCATTAAAACTTTTGCACCTTATAAAAGAATTAGGTGGTTTAGTAAATGGAAACCAAATATAAGAAAAGATAGAGATTTATTTAAGGAAGTAGGTAGTATAGAAAGAGCATCAAAGAATACTCCAATACAAGGTTCTGGTGCTGATATGTGTAAGTATGCATTGACTTTAGTACGAGATTACATAGCAGAGCATAATGTGCCTGTTAAAATTGTAATGGCTGTACATGATCAAATCGATACTATAGTGCATAAAGATTATGCAGAACAATGGAAAGAGGAGTTTACAGCTCTGATGAAGAAATCTACGCTACCTATAATTCCAAATGGATTATTAGAAGCTGATACTAATATCAGTGATTTTTGGGAAAAATAACAAAAACATGGGTAAAATTGTTGGAGATGTAAGCAGTTTTGGAACTCTCTGGATAGATAACAAGACTGAAAAAGGTTTTGTAACTTTATCTTATAAAGGGAAAGTCCTGGACAAATGGGAAGAAGACAAAGAAGACAAACAAGTACTGGCTATGTCAGTGCATAATCCTACTAAATACCTTATACATAAAAAAATGTTATGGTTTACAGTAGGTGATCATGTTTTGTTTTGTCCTAAAGACCTTCGTGCAAACGATAGAACTATAAAAAGTTGTAGTTTTAGAGTAAGAGATGTACATTGGGATTCAAATGGAGTGGTATATAGTGTATCACTTGAGAATGTTTATGATGCAGTAATACAATATTATTTTGTAGATGTGTCGTACATTCGATTAATGACTAAAAGATAAAATTATGTCTGTAAATGCAATTAAGGATAAAGTACAAAGAGCAGCTTTAAACAAATGGTTTGTTAATGGCTGTAAAGGTACTCTTGAAATGGCTACAGGCGTTGGTAAATCAAGGTGTGGGGTTCTTGCTTCTCAGTATGTTGTAAAACATAAACCTGATGCAAGAATATTAATAATTACCCCTACACAAACTATTAGAGATGACGCATGGGTAGGAGAATTTACTCAATGGGGAGCTTCTGAGTTGTTAAGTACAAATGTTGAGATTCAATGCATACAAACAGTGTATAAATGGAAGAATGAGCATTTTGATTTAATAATAGCAGATGAGGTACATAATTACGTTCCAGACGTACAGAACAAGGATTTCCAATATTTTAAGTTCTTCCTGGAAAATAAATTTGATAAGATACTTGCATTAAGTGCAAGTATCGAATCAAGTCTTAAACCGAGATTATGGACTATTGCTCCTATTGTTGAGACAATCTCGACTGCAGAGGCGTTAAGAATGGGGTTAATAGCTCCTTTTAAAGTATTCAATTTAGCTATTCCCCTTACTAAACAAGAGCAAGGAGAGTATGATAAGGCAACGGAAGTGTTTGAAAAAACCTTTTCAATCTTTACAGATTCAAGAGGATTTAAAAACATTCAAGTATTGTTCAAGTGTCTAAACCCTGTCGCATTTAAAACATTCCTTCAAAAAGAAGGATATAGTGCGAAAGATTTTAGAGACATGAGAGCTTGGCCTCAGTTATGTATGAATGCTATGAAAACAAGAAAAGATATTATCTACAATGCAGAGAATAAAATCCAAGCTGTTGTAGAAATACTTGAAAAGTTTTCAGATAGAAGAGGTATAGTGTTTTCACAGTCTATTGACTTTGCAAACTCGGTATCGCAAGAATTAGGTCCAAAAATAGCAACTACTTTTCATTCTAAACTTACTAAAAAGGTTAAGAAACAAATGTTAGATGACTTTAACGATCTAAAAACTTCTACAAGGGCTATTATATCAGCCTCAGCGTTAAATGAAGGTGCTAACCTTAATGATGTATCACTTGCTATAATTGCATCTGGTACATCCAAAGAAAAAGACTTTATCCAACGTCTTGGTAGAGCTGTCAGATTGAAAGAAGGTAAAGAAGCATATATGATTCGTCTGTATGTAGAAGGTACTAAAGAGCAATCTTGGTTAGCTAAAAGTCAGGAGAATTTTCCTGGCTGTTTTATTAATAATATTTCTGAAATTAACAACGAAATTTACAATCAAAAGAGTAAAGAAGTAACAAAAAATACTTATGTTTGGTGATTATTTCGTATATTTGAGTAAGGAGAATCGGTGTAAAATCCAAAAAATTTAAAGTAACTTATGGTAGTAGAAATAAACGTGGACTCTCTCTTTGAGGAGAGGCTAAGTCCGTCTCAATATCTATTATTGTTCCTCTGTTTTGAAAAGAAATTCAATACGGTAGACAAGGTTATTCATAGAGGTTTTATTACAAACGAAGAGTTAAATGAACTTATAGAGAAAGGATTTATACTACAAAAAAATATAGATTGGTCTGAAGTAGAAAGTGAAAAGATTACATTTTCCAAAAAAATGCTTACAGACCTATTTGTATCCGATGTAGATGCTTATTTTCATGAGTTGTTTAGTACGTTTCCTATAAAAGTGTCCAGTAATAGAGGTATGAGAATGCTTAGACCTCAATCATCAGATGCTAAAGAAACAAAAGAGTGCAAAGCAAAGTATAAAAAGTATCTCGGAACTGCGAACCAAGCAGCAAAACATGCTCACGTTATGAATTGTCTTAATGCAGAGTTAGCTTTTAGAAAGCAAAACAATTCATTAGGATTTATGAGAGCATTTATTACTTGGATAAACAAAAACGAGTGGCTTACTTACGAACATTTAATTGATTTAAGTAACACAACTAAAACAACTATATCGTATGGAAACACACTCATCTAAGCCTAAATTATTGGCTGTAAAACCTATTGTAGAATCCACCAGAGAAGCTGCAAGGTATATTAACGATAGAAGGTTAGGGCTTATAAAGTCTTTAACAACTCCTTGGTTTAAATACAATGAGATAGCTATGGGTGGTTTGGAATGGAATACTATTCATACAATAGGTGGTAGGTCAGGTTCAGGTAAAACTGCAATATTAAACCAATTAGAAACCCAGTTAGGATTTTTAAACGAGGACGAAGATTTTGATATTTTATCGTTTAACTTTGAAATGTTATCTCGTAATCTTGTTGGTAGAAAGTTTGCAAGTGCATTAGATAAGACAACACAAGAACTGTATAGTGGTAAGTTAGGTCAGAAGCTTGACGATGAAACTTATGCAAAAGTATTAGAAGAAGGTGCTAAAATAGCTAAATTGAACGTTCATTATGTAGAACATTCAGGAACAGTAGAGCAAATCGAAAATACTATCCATAATTTTATTGGAAAAGCTCTGGAGAAAGATCCAAACAGAGGTCTTGTTGTTTTGTTAGACCATACTATCCTTGTACAAGGTAAACAAGGTGAATTAGAGAGAATTGTTCTTGGAGAATTAATGACAATGTTTAATAGATTAAAGAAACTTTACAAAATAGCATTTGTAGTTTTAACTCAATTGAACAGAGATATTGAATCTTCAGATAGAATGACTGATCCTCATCGTCATTTTCCACTTAGAAAAGATGTATTTGGAGGTGATATGGTTTATCAGTTTTCAGATGTAGTAATGGTTTCTATGAATCCAGAACAAATGGGACTACAAAGTTATGGGCCTCACGGGTGGCCTGTAGCTGGTTATGTATATTGGCATTTCATAAAAGTAAGAGAGGGTGAACCTTGTGTTGCTCAAATGAAAAACATGCTGAAATACAGTAGAATTGAAGAACCCGAACATCCTATGCAAGTAACAAAACCTAATAATGGTTATGATATGAGCAAAGTTTAAAAGTATTTATTAACCAATAAAAATAGAGAGTATGGCTACATTAGTCCAAGTGCTTGGTGAACCTGGTACAGGTAAAACCTTTTCAATGCGCAACTTAGATCCAGAAGGTGTTTTATACATCAATGGTGATAAGAAAAACATGCCTTTCCGTGGGTGGAAAGCAAAGTACAACAAAGAAAATCGTAATTACGTATCTACTTCAGATATTTCTATGATTATGACTTTGTTGAACAAAGTTAATACCGATCAACCTCACATCAAGGTTATCGTTATTGATACTTTAAATTCTATTATGTCTGATAAAGAAATGTCAGAAAGAAAGAAGAAAGGTTACGATAAATGGATGGATCTTGCTGGAGATGTTTACGATTTATATCGTTTAGTAGCTTCGTTAAGAGAAGATTTAACAGTTTTCTGCATTGCTCATACAGAAGATTACTTAGGTAAAGACGGTATTCCAAGACAAAGATTGAAAACAAACGGAGCTAAGTTAACTAAGTTAAACTTAGAAGGTTTAACAACTTACACGTTGTATGCGGCAATTGTCAGAGGAGAAGGAGAAGTTACTTACTGTTTTGAAACTCAAAACAATGGTTATAACACAGCTCGTTCACCAGAAGGAGTGTTCGAATCGTTTCAAATACCTAATGATCTTGCAGCAGTAGACAAAGCAATCAGAGATTACGAATTAGGAGAATAATTAATTAATTACAAATTTTTAAAAATAAACATATATGTATAGTTTAGATCAATCAGTACAAGAAGAATCGAATAATTACTTTTCAGTAGGTATTCATGAAGCAGTAACATTAAAAGATATTTCGTTAGAAACAGCTTCTAATGGAAATCCGTATTTAAAATTTCACTTTGAAGGAGATAAAGGTGAGCAAGTATCTCACACAGAATGGCCAATCGCAAGTGATGACGCTAATTTTGAGAAAAAAGTTAAAAACTTCTTAATCAGAATCAAGCACATCTGTACTAAGTTTGTACCTGCAGAGGCTGTCAACATCTCTGCACCGACATTCGAGGATTTTGCAAACCAAGTTATTGCAATGGTTAAACCAAATATTCACAAAACAAAATTGAGAATTAAATTGGTTTACAATTACAGAAACTATGTTTCAATTCCTAAGTATGTTCCATTTGTAGAGGCTATGTCTGTTACATCTGACAAATCAAGATTGAAAATCGATCCAGGATTTGACAAAATGGAAAAAGAAGATGGTGATGATCCAAAATTGGGTAATGGAGCTGCACCAGCTACTCCAACTGCAGGAGCACAAGCACCTGGAGCACCAGATGATGATATGCCTTTCTAAAAGAGCATTCTAATTATTAATAAAAGAGTGTGGCAAATGTCACACTCTTTTTAATTTAAAGATATGTACGATACTAATAATTTACTATCCTTTGACACTTTATTACAAAATGTAGAGCCATATCAGATATTTAGTTATTACTTGGGGAAAGATATAAGACTTAGTAAGGCAATGCAGAGCCCACTAAGAAAAGACTCTAATCCAAGTTTTGCTCTACATATTTCTAAAACTGGTTATTTGTATTACAATGATTGGTCTACTGGAGATTGGGGAGGACCAGTGCAATTTGTTAAGAAATTATTTAACTTACCAGATCTGTACTCGGCTGCATCTAAAATAAATTATGATATGGGCTTAGGTTTGTATGATGATAGGATGAGAGGTGATTCTCCTGAAAAGTATCATGGATTTAAAACACAATTTAGTCAGTCAGAGATTGAACTAATTGCAAAAGAAAGTTCTATTGATATTAAAATCAAGCAAAGAGAATGGTCTGAAGAAGACTTGGAGTATTGGGCTCAATTTGGTATCACAAAAGAAATACTTGTTTATTACAATGTATTTCCATGTGAAAAAGTGTATGTTAATAAGACAATAATATACGTTGAAAATAAACGGGTGTTTAAACCTGCTTATGCTTATGTATATTTCAAAGACGGAGAGTACTCTTATAAGATATACCAACCTTTAACTCCAGAGTCTAAATGGATTTCAAATGTAGATTTATCAGTCTTACAAGGATGGGATCAAATGCCTAAAACAGGAAAAACTTTGATAATTACTAAGTCTCAGAAAGATGTTATGACTCTTTTTAGCTTAGGAATATCAGCTGTAGCATCACAAGGAGAGTTAATAGGAGTGAAACCTCATATCTATCAAGATTTAAAAGAGAGGTTTAAATTCATATACTTTTTAAATGATTTTGATAAAGCTGGTGTTATAGGTACTAAAAAACAAAAAAAGTTAGTTCCTGAAATTAAATACTTTTTCTTACAAACATTTGACACTAAGAAAAATGGTTTTAAAGATGTGAGTGATCATAGAAAAGGACATACTGCTTTACAAACTGTAGAGCATTTAAGAAATTGTTTAACCCGCTGGAATCCCCAGCAATAAAAATATAGAAATGGGATATACACATTATTGGGATAGACCTATTAAATTCAACGAAAAAGATTTCGAAAAATTTACAGGAATGTGCCACAAAATAATAGAAACATGTAAACCTACAAGTCCAGTTGGAGGGGTTTATTATAAAGGAGAAGAAGTCAAAATAGTAGGTGTAAATTCTAAAAAAGATTCTAAGCCAGATATATCTGGGGCACACGTAAAGTTTAATGGTGAGGGTGATTTAGGACATGAGGCTTTTATAATTGAAAACAACCCAGATCTTGTAGATGCTTTTGGGTTTTGTAAGACAAATAGAAAACCATACGACATTGTGGTAGTAGCCTGTTTAATAGCTTTTAAAAGAGTTTTTGGTACTGCTGTAAGTATTAGTTCCGATGGTGGATTTGAGAATTGGAAAGATGGAATAGAATTTTTTAACGCTTGCTTTCCAGATGATATTGTGCATGAAGGAGATGTACATAGCTGGATAAATAAGTAATCTATGTCAAAAATACTATACACAGCGACAATACCTAAGTTTAAAACTCACGTTAAGCAAAGTGCTAACAAATGGAAGAAAATTAATGGACAATCTATTTATACAGGTGCTCATCATAGAGTGAGACATTTGTTTATGGAACAGATTCATTCTTATTTAACCATGTTTATATCTCCTATAAATGGGATGTTAACAGAATACCCACTTGAGATCAACGTTAAAATTTACGCTCCTATAAATTATGGAGATGTAAAGAGACTTAGAGGAAAAATAAGTTGGAAAAAACCAGAACCAGGGTATGAACCTTCGTGGGACTTGGATAATTTTGCTTGGATTTGGATTAAAGGAATGCAAGATGTTTTACAAAAACAAAAGGTGTTACCTGAAGATACAGTTAAGCATATTAGAAAAGTAAGCTACGAGTTTATTCCAATAGAAGAATTAGAAGACAGAAAGATGGAGTTAATGATTTGTACAGCAGATACTTATTGGACTTCTTTCTGGAAAAAATTATTTACTAAAATTACACCAAATGGAAATCAAAAAACCCTTGATCTTAATTGATGGAGATATTATTGTGTACAGAGCAGCTTTTGCTTGTGCAGAAATGTCGGACTGGAAAGATGTAAAAGATTACATTTTAAAATACATGCAAGAAGTTACTAATGATTTAGATTCTACAGAATACATAGGATTTATTCAAGGAAGTAAAAACTTCAGAAATAACGTAGCTACTACCTCTGAATATAAAGGTAACAGAAAATCTACTTCAAAACCTTTTTGGTATCAAAGTGTTAGAGACCATTTAATACAAGCGTACAAATTTGTACTTGTAAACGGAATGGAAACAGATGACGCTCTAACTATTTTACACAAAAGGATTAAAGATAGAGAAACTATTATCTGCAGTGTGGATAAAGATTTGCTACAATCACCTGGAAAACATTATAATCCAACTACAAAAGAACTTGTTCTTTCTACAGAGGATATAAGTATGAAGCTGTTAGCTACTCAAGTTATAACAGGTGATTCCACTGACAACATTAAAGGACTACACAGAGTCGGTCCTAAAAAAGCAGAGGCTATATTAGCTGAAGCTCAAGACTCTGGGGATTATCTGCCTTTGGCTTTTCAAGCCTATTTGTCTTATTACTTCAAATTAAAAGAGAAGGATAAATTAGACATAACAGATTCAGAATTGTTTTTGAAAGCTTCAAAACATTTCGCAGAAACTTATGAATTAGTGTTTTTACTAAGAGATATGAGTGAAGAAGATTTCCCTACGCCAGAAATAAATGATTTGTTAAACATTGAAAACCCATTAATACATGGAGCAGGAAAAAAATCTGAAGGGACTATCGAAACTATCTTTGATTGATTTATCAAAGATAAAAGCAACAAAAACAACTGATTTCTTATTGCCTTTATTAGGCTTTACTAAAAAGTTTTATGAACCTTATTTAGTAAATGCCTACTTAGGTGATTATGATTTAAACGGTTATGAAGAAAAGAGGATATACATTGTTCTCAGTAACCATGACATGAGTACAAAGCACATGAGAATAGAAGACGGTTTGAAAAACATGTTAGAATTTGTCGATTTTTACGACATACTGGATGGTCAAATGTCAGTCTTTATTATGAAAGTGCCTGAAACTTTTGAAGAAGATTATTCCAAGTTTTTACTTGGTAAATACTCTGAGTTCTCTGAAGAAGCGAAAATCGCAGTTCTGAAAGGAAGATCAGAGAACAGCTCAATGCCTTTAATATTTAGAAAAGACTCTAAGTTAAAAGAGTATTGGGAAGAAAAAACAGGTTCTACAATCCCAGATGGATTAGAAGTATGGCCTGTAATTAATATAGACAACGAATTGCTCTATAAAGAAAAATTTATTTTAAAAACAGATTAAAAATTATATTATGTACACTATTGGAGATCCTAAAAAAGCTCAAGGAGCAAACCCACAAGCAGTAATGCCTTTTGAAGAAACAGCAGTTGAAGATGCTGTAATAGTTGAAGAAAAAGAAGAAGAAGTCGGTAAAACTGTACCAACTCCTTCCCAACCTCAGCAACCACAACCTCAAGCACAAGCTGCTGATTTAGGTATGTTTGGGAATATGTTTAGCCAGTCTATCGAGACTATTATTAAACAAAAAGCTGAGGATATGAGACCAGAAG